GCGTGGCCTCGCCTCCCCCCCGCCCGCCGCCGACGCCCAAAACTCCACCGCCCTCACTCCCTGAGCCAGCGAACCAAACTCAAGCGCCGCGCTATCACTAGCACCGCCATCAACCCTAAATTTCGCCTCCACCGCATGACTATGAGATTTATTCTGTCCATCCTGCCACGAACCAACCCGCCGCCCACCATCCACCCCGCGCCCACCATCCACCCCGCGCAAAAACTCCCCGCGCAGATCAGGCAGCTTGAACGTTGTCGTACCATCCCCCTCCCCATAAATCGCCCCAATCGCCGCGAACAGCGCCGCATAGGTTGCCCGCGATACCAGCGAACCGTCACAGACTTTCCAGCCCGCAGGCGCGGCATTCATCGCAAAAAACAGCACCGCCCCCGCCGGAAAAATCGCCTGGTTTCCTTGCGGCCCTTGCGGCCCCGTTGCGCCCGTATCGCCTTTCAAGCCTTGCGGCCCTTGCGGCCCCGTTGCGCCCGTATCGCCCTTCAAGCCTTGCGGCCCTTGCGGCCCCGTTGCGCCCGTATCGCCTTTCAAGCCTTGCGGCCCTTGCGGCCCCGTTGCGCCCGTATCGCCCTTCAAACCTTGCGGCCCTTGCGGCCCCTGCGGCCCGCGCAATAACTCAATATCCGCCGCCTCAAGGCTTACCGAATGAACCAGCCCGGCCACCTCTGACGGCTGAATTTTTCCCGCCTCGTTGGTATCAACCCAGCTTTCAGGCTTCACATGCGAAACGATCATGCTTTTTCCTTTCGGATGACCTCAACCAAGCCAACCAGCGCCACGCCCACCGCCGCGAACCCTTCCACCGCGCCCACCGGCAACACGCCAATAGCCACCAACAACCAGCCCGCGCCCTTCCACGTTGACGGCTCCACCGCCCGCCGCTTAATCCAGTTCATTTAGCCACCCCTGAAAAACGCGCCGCTCCGCTTCCCGACGCTTGACCAAACCCGGCAACACCCGGCCATCCGCCTTATTCCACCTGGCAAACTGCGCCGCCGCGCCTTCCATATCACCCACCACCACCAGCCGCCGGATTGTCGATTCTCGCCATGCCCCGGCCCCGATGTTGAATACCAGCGAAGCCAGCGCCGCCGCCTCGCAATCCTCCAAGACCCGCCCCACATCGCGCACCGCGAACAACGCCCAGGCCAGATCGCGCAACAACAGGCGTTCCGCCTCGAACAGATCAACCCCGCCGCGCAAATCCTGCTCATGCTGCAAGATCACATGCCCGTAACCCACTGTTAGCAGGCCAGCCGGGCAAAAATAAGGGGCCAATGAAAGCCCCTCATACCGCCGAATCAGCCGCGCCGCGATAAACGCCGCCCCGCCTGCATCAATCCGCATGGCGACGGCCAAAACCCAAATGATCCAGCCGCTCATGGGCTTTATCGGCATCCTTTTCAACCCGCCGAATATGCTCATGCAAGGCTTTCAAATCCGACCGGATGCCGCCATATACGGCCCCGGCCAGAATCAGCGCCGACCCAATCTGGTAGATCAGGCTTGCACTTTCGCCCACGATCAGCCAGCCGCGATAACGGCAAGGCGGGCCAGTTCGGTATCAATGGCCGCAATATCCGTGACCACGCAGGCGCGTTGCGCTTGGGTTTCCACCTTCTTGGCCTGCTGTGCAGCGTTGCCGTTTTCCCAACCGACCATCAAGCCAAGCTGATCGTCCAGAGAGGCAATCACGGCTTGCTGGGAAACCTTAGCCTTGTTCAGTCGAACGATTTGCGCATCAGCCCACGATTGCATATCAGCCGGAACAGAAGAAGCCAGCAATGCGCCGGTCTCGACCTCGACCGAATAAATTCCGTTTCCCTTTTCAGCCGCTTTGGCCGCGAACTTGAGGAACGAATCGACATCGCTAAAGGTTTTCAGCTTGCCGGAATCGCCAGCCAGATCGTATGTCGCAGCGCCAATGGTCATTTTGCCCATGAAGCGCAGAGCCTTATCAGTCGGCAAGGCAACGCAGCGCAGCGCAGCGGTAGAAGTCGGGTTAGAAACCTTTTCAGCATTGAAAAGGCGAGTGAGTTCACGCAGAGTCTTACGGGCCATGATGGCACCTCCATAAAGAAAAATTTGATGCCCATAAATTCGTTTTATGGACTGACGCGCACACTACGCCAATTTTTCCCGGTCTACAACCCCCCGAGCCCCCGAACCCGCGAAAGCGGATTTTTCGACCCCCGTACAGTTATTGACACAAGACCGAGGAAACCCAAAACCCGCCCCGGCTTCCGCCGCCTTCCACTTGATCGCCCAAACCTTGTCCGGAAGCATGGCCCGCCGCGCCCCCTCGCAAATTCCCGCAATTCGCGCCGCCGCCGCATCCCCGTAGGCCGTCAAACGATCAGCCGCCCGATAAATCAGGCTCAAGCCCCCCGCCACCGCCGCCCGCCAATACGACGCAAAGTCAGAATCATCCGCCGCCGCCCGCGCCCGCTCCAATTGGCTCCCCACCACGGCCACCGGGCCTCGCATCCGGCGCAACACACGCCAGCCCGAAATAGACGGGCATCCAAAGAATTGGAACTGTCTGATTCCCCACGTTGCCGCCCACGCATCCACCCGGCGAACCGAGTTCGAAATCTTCTTTTGCCCCTCCTGATCTATATCCCCCTCAAGCCCTTTTCCATCAATATTTTTGCTCACATACTTGGCCGCATAGGCCGCGCCTTTGGTTCCCGCCTTCGCTTCCAGCACCTTAAAACGATGTTCCTTGGCCCCCGGCTCATCATGGCTTTGCCGCATCGCATACACCCGCAGCAAACGACGCGCAAAACGCAGATCACGCCGCGCTCCATAGGCGATAAGGTGCCAATGCGGGCACCCATCGTGATGCGGCTCCGCCGTTCGCAGGCCAAAAACCTCAAGGCCGCGCCGCTTCCACGCCGCCCGCGCCCGCGCCCATACTTTCGACAGGTATTGCTGACCCTCTTTCGGCGATTTGCCCGAATAGCTCGGGTTTGCCACCGCTACGCCGCCAATCACGCGCATCGCGTGATATTCGCTAGGGGCCGTCAACGTCCAGAACTCGCACGCCGCCCCGTTTTCTGTGGCAATGGCATCGCATCCCTTGATGCGCGTCATTAGCTCCGCCCGCTTCACCTCCGGGTTAGCAATCGACCCCGCAACCACCTCAGCCAGAGAAAGCGACTCCCCCGACGCCTCGCATTCAACTACCGCATTTTCCAGCGCCCGCGCATTGCGCCGCCGCTGGGCTTGCCGCCGCTCCACCGCATCCTGCGAGGCATAGACCCACAAGCCCCGGCGCACAAGGCCAAGCCGAATCGCCGCCCCATCGCAACGCCGCCCCAGCGCCCGCCGCAACCGGCGAATCCACCACCGCTTGCAACACATACGCGCAACAGCAGGCCCATCCATGCACGCTTTGGGCGGAGGCTCAACGCCCCACCGCTCGCAATGCTGCTCAAGCAAGGCCCGGCCCGCCTGCAAGCCCGCCCCGGCAATCACCCCAGCAATCCCCGCCGCATCGCCCGCCGCCTCTTCCGCCGCCCGCATCAACTCATCATCGGACGACCCCAACGACAAGCGCCCCGCCGCAACATGCACCGCCTCAGTAACCAAGGCATTCGCCGCAAATGACGACAAGCCCCCGGCCCGCTTATGCTCCCGGCGCACATGCTCAGACCAGCGCAACGGCAAGCGCCCCAGCGAATCCGCCAGCCATGCCCGATCATCCCGCGCTATCGCCGCATCAAGCGCCCTGGCTTTCGGCAAAAACGATTTCCAGCTTGTTTTGGCCGCGCTCATTGCAAACGCTCCGCCCAGCCCTTGAACTGGGCCAACTTGCGCTTGACCTCCGCCCGCACCGTCACCGGCAAATCAAGCCACGCATACCCCGCCCGCAACGCCGCCGCCTGCGGAGGCTCCCCGGCCAGCATGAGCAACAATTTCCGGTCTTTTTGCGTTGCCTGCTCATCCCACACAATGCGGAAAGCATCCCGCTCCCCGCCAAGGATGGCCCTGCATTCCACCAGATGCAGATGCGCGCCGCTCATATCTCCGCACCTCCACCCGCCCCACCAACCAAACCACCCCCCGCCACATCCCCCAACTGAAAATC